AGATTGATATTATCAATAACCTAAGGGAGTCACTGATTCCACTACCTTTCTAGAGCAATACTGATGAGTCTTTTATAGACGAAACCAGGTAGTAATACCTGGTCTATTGCAACGAAGCAATTACCCTAAATTATTATACTATGAATTATTATGAATTATCTCAAGAAATTTACTTTGCTATCAAGAAGGGAATGCCAGCAGTTGGTATATACCATCATGGTGACGATGGCTCAATGAGAGGAATAAAAGAATTTAATTTACCTAGTCCACAACTTTCTGGTACATATACCCAGCAAGATACTTACGCTAGGATGAGAGCAGCCTCTATGACTGATGACATTAGAGACTATGTAAACACTACTGACCATCCAGTGACCATCTACAAGATTTACACTATGGTTGACGATGATTATTGTGTGGATAAGAGTTAAACCAAGTATTACTGATGAGACTTTACGAGTCGAAACCACTAGAGATAGTGGTCTAATACAAACCCTAAATTAAATTATTATGAGGAATATGAAGAATTATTTAACACTAAAAGAAATTGGTAAAGGTTCTATTGACCAGGTAGCTTATAATGATAACCTACATCACTTTATAGGTGAACTTGTAGGTTACTCAGCAGAGTTTATATCTAGTGAATTAGACCAACTTCATGATTGTAAGTCTATGGTTATGGATATGAATTTAGACTGCAAGCAAGAGAATATTCATCTAGAGAGAATATACCTAGCTATGGTAAGACAATACAAGGCAGATATTAAACTTGCAGATGCTCTATCCAAAACAAATGAAATTATAGATTTATACAATGACTATTCGTTAGGTATGAATTGTAAAACAAGTATTACTGATGAGTCTTTATGAGACGAAACTAGGTAGCAATGCCTAGTCTAATACTAACCCTAAATTAAATTATTATGAAAATGAAAGCAAATGTTACCAGAGAATCTTACTCTACCAGAGGTGGAGGTGTTGAGGTTAAACTTGATTACCTAGGTTATGAAGGTGAATTTATGTCAGCATACCAGAACTACTTAGGTGGTGGTATGTTAGGAGGTGTAGCTAACGATTGTTCAGTACCTAACTGGAGAGATGATGTTCTCCTGGTAAAATTAGCTGAACATATTACAGAGTTATACACTGAAAGACTAGAAGAAGAACTTGGTATAGATAGAGAGTCATATGATAATATGCCTATATCAGCCTACTAAAGCAATACTGATGAGACCTAATTGGTCGAAACTACTCCTAGTGAGTAGTCTATTGCAATAATGCAATTATTAAACCCTAAATTATATTATTATGACAACTAATGACAAGATTTTTCAAGTATTAGAAGAAACTAATACTAACTGGAATGTTAACAAGCTATCCCTGGTAGCTATTGAGTCAAATGACCACAATCTGTTAAGCACAGAGACCTATGGTTTATTTCGTTCAGACAACAATAACTGGCTAGGTAGTGTAGGTAATCGCTATGAAGTGATGCCTAACCACGAACTAGCTGAGATTATGGTTGGTATCCAGGATAGATTTGGTGGAGAGATACTTGGAGGTCAATTACAAGGAGGTAAGAAGATATACTATCAGATGACCCTACCTAGTGAGAGGATTGGTAATGATGTTATCAAGCGTAACATTACATGCCTTAACTCACATGATGGTACATCTAGTATTGGCTTTGGCTCAACAAATGTTGTAGTATCTTGTAGCAATATGTTCCACAGAGCGATGAAAGACCTATCTAGATTCAGACACACAATGTCTGCTAGTGAGAGGTTAGCTATTGCAGTTACTGAGTTCCAGAAAGCACTAGATACAGACAGAGCGTTGATGGATGATTTCCAGAAGATGTCTCAGATTCAGATAGATGAAACTATCCTGGAGAAGGTTATGGGAAGCGTATTCAATGTAGACATGAAGAGCAAGGTCTCTGATAATTCTACTAGAAAGCGTAACCAGGTATCTCAATTCGAGGTTGCCTTATCCAAAGAGACTAGAGAGAAAGGTGGTACGTTGTGGGGATTGTTCAATGCAGTTACCTACTACACTAACCACCTGGAGAAGAAGCAAGACCTTAACTACTTGATGTATGGTAGTGGCTACAAGAAGAACTTGACTGCCTTCAATACTATCAAGAAGTATATGGAGACTGCGTAGTAATGCTGATGAGACCTAATTGGTCGAAACACTACTGCTGTGAAGCAGGTGTGTCCATTACAAATGTTTAACCCTAAAAAAAATATTATGGAACCAGAATTAAGAAAATTATCTGAATGGCTACAAGATGTAAGCAAGGACGATTTAGGATACGACCATATGAGAGGTGGTATACTAGAAGAAAAAATTGCACAATCTCAAGTAGAATTGCTTGACAAGATTGGAGAGTATATCGAGGAGATACTAGATATGAATAAAGAAAAAAAAGCTAAAGAAGAGATAGACTTTTCTAAAGTCAACTCTAATATCTAATATGGATTGTTAAAGTGGTCTGTGCCACTATAAAAAGAATTTAAGCACAGAGCGTTCTATGGTATACTAGATGTAGTAATTAAGAGGTTATTGGGAGTAAGCACCTCGTAAAAATCGTCTCCGAAGGCAGTGCCAACGTGCTTTACATCAGTGTACCATAGAGGTATTATTAACCCTAAAATTAAATTATTATGAAAAGAGATTTAGAAATTCTATTCAAAGCTAAAGAGCAAACAGAAAACCATCTAGGTAATCTTATTTGGTGCTTAGATAGAGGAGAGGATAGTTGTGGTCATAGAACTGGCTACCTACTAGGTAATGTAGTCAATCAATACGATGCTGACAACCTGGAGGAAGAACTAGAAGCAATTAATACTCAGATTGACATCTTACAACAAAACTACTGATGAGACCTCATGGGTCGAAACTACCTATTAATAGGTAGTCTAGTTTTAACCCTTAAATTATACATAAAATGGGATACAGAAGTAAAGTTATCTTTGGTGTTCGTAAAGAATACCAGGATTCATTAGAATTGGTTCTATCTAAAACAGAACTTAAAGAATTGTTTAATGACAGAGATGTTACATATGGTCGTTTTTATGGTCTTACTGAAGGAGAATATATGAAGTCTAATGACTGGATTGTTTACGAAAGTCTTTATGACCTCAAATGGTATTCAGAGTATAAAGATATAAAAGATATTGAACATTTCTTTGATAACATGCCAGAGGATGATTGCTTTAAAGTTTGTCTTGGAGAAGACAATGAGTTACATTCAATTAATGGTCAATGGAATGAATATATTGATTATATTTGCGAACTTAAAATAATTTAGTAATGAACAGATTAATCACATTCTTAGCGTATGCCTTATGGTATGCTCTACAATTTGCATTTATTATTGGCTTCATAGGAGTATTAATATTTGCGTTTTTCAACCTCATAATGGGGAAGTAGTGGACTACACCACTTTAAACAGACATTAAGTGTAGTGCGTTCCCTCTACTATATGTAGGGGGAGGTTGTTAAACCTAAAAAAAAATATTATGAAAATTACCAGAAAAGTAAAGGGTGCTTACCCAGTATTCATGATGGCTTTACTCCTGGAAGAATTAGGATACTTCGAATCATTCGAGGCACTTGATGTTATATGGGAACAGAGCGTAGAAAAGTATATTGATTTCACTAAGAGTGATTACAATAATGAAAATGAGTCAGAGTATGACTGCATGCAAGAATACATTAAAGAAAATGTCTTAACGTATGGAGATATGTAACGATTTATTTAGGGGAGTGGACTATGCCACTATAAATAGAAATTAAGCATAGAGCGTTCCCTCTACATTTGTAGGGGGAGGTTTTATTAACCTAAATTAAATTATAATGAAAGAAGAATTAAGCAAGGGCTTAATCGACAGAGTCGATGATGGCTTCAACTATTTTTATGGGTACAGATTGGAGGAAACCAATACTGATGACACCTATTACATTAAATCCTTTATGGAGTACATCGAGTTTCTCGAAGCTAAACTAAAGGCAGTATCAATCTTAAAAGAACCTACCAATGAAAGATAACAAACTTATAGCAGAATTTATGGGTTGGAAACAATGCGACCCTAACGACAACACTATCTATGCTAACCCTACATATGGTGGGTTATACTCAAGCGATTTAGCCCAAGTTATTAATCCTGACCAATACCCAAGCGATATGAGATTTCACACCTCTTGGGATTGGCTTATGCCTGTAATTGATAAGTGTTATCAAGAGCATATGAGTAAGCATATTGCTGATGCTGTTATGACTTGCGATATAGATACCACTTACAAAGTATTAGTAGAATTTATTAAAAACCAAAAAAACTAAAATTATGAAAGTTAAAGTACAACAACGAAGTGTTTACCACAAATTTGTAGAAGTAGAGGTAGAAGTGCCAGACTCAGTAGAGTTTAATGACATCCAAGAATGGCTAACTAACAATGACCAGTTATGGTCAGACCAAGTAGACCAAGCTATGTTTGAAGCACCTATCCAATTTGGAAATGGAATGGAAATGTACAAGGGAATGAATGAAGTAGAAGCAGACACAGAATGGAGGTATGAAACTTCTGATGGGTTTGGGGGACACTTATAACATATACCATATGTATAAATATAAATTCATAAAAGGTAATGAAATAATTGAAGCAGTAGGTTGTAATATTTGGAGTGCAGCAGAAGATTGTGGCATAAGAATAACAAAGGCTTTTAAATTAAGCAAGTGGTATCTTCAAGAAACTAAATTTGAAGATAGGGTTAGAAAAGTTTGGGGGATTAAAAATGGAGAAATGCAAAGCAGTTCTTACGAAGTCCATCAAGCATATAACAGATAGTGACTGGACTACGCCAGTATAAATAGAACTTTAAGCGTAGAGCGTTCCATTGCGTACTGAAATAAGTACGTTTTGGGGGTAGTTTTTTAAGCTAAAGTTTAGGATATGAACTTTATTTTTACTAAGTTTGTAAACTGAATTTATGACAATAATGTCGTTAAACCCTTTAAATTGAATGATTAAGGGATTGTTTCCTTTAAAAATGATGTTTAAATAAATTAAATTAAATTAAATTATTATGTCAAAAACAAACATGACTATCTGGAACAATGTTTCCAAGACAAACCCAAAGTACACTAAGCAAGTTGGCTTTGGGCGTAAGTTTACAAGTATCAATGCTCAGTACCAGATTATGGTAGCAACAGAGCAGTTTGGTGCTTTTGGTAAGGGATGGGGAGTTAAAGATGAGGCATTTCACATGGTATGTGAGGGTCTACTTGGCTACCAGGCTATCCTATTTTGGGTAGATAAAGAAGGTACGCATGAATTTGCTATCAACTCTTCAATCTCTACACACTCAAAGAAGGGTTTAGATGATGATTGCTTTAAGAAAGTATCAACTGACGCCTTAACTAAGGGTCTGTCTAAGATTGGCTTTAGTGCTGACGTATTCTTAGGTATGTGGGATGACAACAAGTATGTCGCACAAGTAACCCAAGAGTTTGCAAGTAATGAGCCAAAACCAAGCCTATCCAATGCTCAAATGAAAGCTATGATGAAATTCATAGAAGATGGTAAGGGTAGTATAGTTAAGGGTAAGTTAGATAACTACGAATTAACTGACCAACAGAAAGATGCCTTCAAGAAAATATTCATGGTTTCTGATAACATATAACTATGAATTTAGAAAAGGTAAAACAAGACCTTGCTAGATTTGAAAATGATGAGGATTACTATGGGGACACATCTTACGTTAGCAACTCAATGCTAGGTAGATTAAAGAAGTCCCCTAGACACCTCGCACATTACCTAAAGTATGGAAGTGGAACATCTCAAGCGTTAGAGTTTGGGAGAGCCTTCCATCTTTGCATTCTAGAACCAGAAAAATTCTCTAAGGAGGTTGTTCTGTATCAAGGAAGAAGGGCTGGTAATGACTGGAAAGATTTCAAATCTGAAAAGAAAAACTTTTTAATACTAAATCAAACTGAATTTGATAGCTTGAGGTACATGAGGGATAGTATAATATCCAATGAAATCGCTAGAGAACTTATAGAGAATTGCAAGAAAGAAGTCCCAATGGTTTGGGAAGATTCTGATACTGGAGTTCTATGTAAGGGTAAAGCAGATGGAGTTGCTGATGATTACTTACTTGACCTAAAGACCACAAGGGAACCAAATTTAAGCAACTTTAAGAGGAGTGCATTGAAGTATGGATACGACAGACAATCTGCGTTCTATCTTGATGGCTTTAAGAAGAAGGAGTTTTGGTTTGTTTGTATTGAAAAGGATGCACCAAATAATTTGGTTATAGCATCAGTATCAAATGAATTTATTAACAGAGGGAGAGAAGACTATAAAGAACTGCTATCTCAGTACAAGAAGAATTTTCTTGACAATAGTAGTACGTCTGCTCGCTCCTCATATGAACTAGGAGAATTATGATTACATACGAAAGAAAGAAGAACTATATTGTTCGACTAAAAGAAAGAGATGTTGATATTTGTAATGGACTTGAAGAAACTATATACTTTTTTATTAAAGATGAAATGGGTCTCTCAAGGAAAGATATATTAGGAAAGAGTAGGCATAGAGATTTGGTTGTTGCCAGGAAAGTTATTGTAACTATACTGAACAACTACTATGATATTCACGAAGATATATCTGGATTATTTATTAACAGAGACAGAACAACTGCCTTGTATTACATGAGAAATTTCAAATCAGACTATAAGTATGATAGGTTATTTAGGACTGCGTATGACAAGATATTGTTTAGGACTAATTTTATTGAAAGAAAAAACATTACACCAAATGAGTATAAAAAAGGACTTGAAGAAGAAAACAAGCACCAACAAGAGACGATTGAAAGGTATAGAGCCAAAATCGAGGAGCTTGAAAGCATCATCAAACAGACTGAAGGGGTTAACGAACTTAGCCTATCATAGTCTAGTAAAAGCTAACTTTTGTACAGATAGAGAGTTAAGGGACACAGAGTTCAATATACTTATATTTGGTTCAGAGTATGAATGCTTTGAGATGAAAGATGTAACAACGTACTGCCCAAGTGGGAGGACAACAACTATATACTCTCTGAAGTATTTGCTTCAAGATGAGTTTATAGAGATATTAAAGGAGAAGTCTATGTATAACAATAGACTCTACTGCCTTACACAAAAGGGTAGGTATTGCGTAACTCAATTTTATAACCAATTAAAAGAATTTTCAAATGAAGATTAAACCATTAGATATGTTTTTTGTTGTCAAGCATGGCAAGATACATCAAGCAATTATCACAGAGGTAACTAGCACCTTGGGTCTCCCTAAAGGGGATAACCCTAAAGAAAACAACAACTCACAAAGGATATATTATTCTGTTAAGAATGGGAGCCACAAAGATGGTACGCCTAGATTTAATTATGAGTTTTTGAGTAAAAATGACATTTTATTCACAAGTTATTTAAAAGCACTGCGTTTTTTAAAGGAAAATGTTGTATATTTGTCGAAGTCTGATGTTGAGAATTTAGTGAATCAACAAGACAAAGAAGGGGTAGAACTACCCTTTTAGTAACCTAATTTAATTAAATTATTTATTATGAGTATTATCAATTTAAGTATCAATCTAGAAAAGATTGACAAGACAAAAATCATTGAGGGAAAGAAAGGAAAGTACCTTAATGTAACTATCGCTAGAAATAAAGATGGCGAAGACCAGTTTGGAAATACGCACTATGCGTTCATATCTCAATCTAAAGAAGAGAGAACTGGAGGACAAGATAAAACATACCTGGGTAATGGTAAGGAGTTTGTGTTTGATAACGCACCTCAAACTGCCACTACAACTACTGAAGATACTGGATTACCATTCTAGTTTTTTAATTGTTTTGTTTCATGGGGAGGGCGAAAGTTCTCCCCTTTTTTATCAAAAGTTTAACCCACTTAAATTAAATTAAAAATGAAAGTTAATAGAGACTTTAAAGGTGTATGGATACCAAAAGAAATATACCTAATCAAAGACCTTAATTGGACACAGAAAATATTACTAATTGAAATACACTCTCTTGACAATGGAGAGGGTTGTTTTGCCACTAACCAATACTTTGCAAATTTCTTAGATGTCAGTACATGGACAATATCTACTGGTATATCTAAGCTAGAAGACATGAAGCTAGTTACCACCAGAACATTTATGAATGGAGGTCAGCAACAGAGGAGAGTATTTACCCTTTTGAAAAACCTAAAGGGGTATGGGAAAAACCCAAAGACCCCATTAGTTAAACCTAAAGAGGGGGTTGAGGAAAACCTAATACATAATAATACAACTAATAATACAACTAATAATACAAGTAAATCTTTATCAAAAACTGATGAATCAAAGTTAGAACTCTTTGAGCAGTTTTGGACAGAGTACGACAAGAAGGTTGGAAAGAAAAGTTGCCAGAAGAGATTCATGAACTTAAAGATGGCAGACATTGATGAACTTATGGATAAGGTAAAACCATACGTTGAGGCAACTCCAGACGTTAAGTATAGAAAGCATCCCATCACTTGGTTAAACCAGGAGGCATGGAACGATGTTATAATTAAAGAAGAAGATAAGAGAACAAAGACCTCTAATCTTATAATAGAAACTAATAATGGTAAAATCTTATTGTAATGGAAAACTTTTCAGACTATGGCATCTACATTGGTAGAAAGAGTGGGGGACAGACTAAAGTAACTTGTCCCAAATGTTCTAAAGAAAGAAAGAACAAATCAGAACCATGCTTATCTGTAAATATAGATGAGGGCGTGTGGAATTGTCACCACTGCGAATGGACTGGTAAATTAAAGACTGGTAATATGATTAAGAGGGTTGTAAGAAAGGTTTATAAGAAGCCAGTTCACAAGCCACTACACGATATTTCACAGCCAGTTATCACTTGGTTTAAGACAAGGGGAATATCTCTTAAAACCTTAATAGACAACAAGGTATCTGAGGGCAAAGAGTATATGCCACAGACTAAGAAAGAAGAAAACACGATTCAGTTTAATTACTTTATGGATGGAGAACTCATCAATGTAAAGTATAGAGATGGTGCGAAGAACTTTAAAATGGTTAAGGATGCAGAGAAGATAATGTATGGTGTTGATGACATAGTATCTAACGACACTCAAGATGTTATTGACTGCGTTATTGTGGAGGGAGAGATGGACAAGTTAGCTTTATGGGAGGTAGGAATCACAAACTGCGTTTCAGTTCCAAATGGTGCTTCAGATAAAACAATGGAGTACCTAGAATCAGCTATGGATATATTTGAGAACATGAAATCAGTATACCTGGCAGTTGATATGGATGAGGCAGGAAGAGGATTGATGTTTGAACTTGCCAGGAGGATTGGTAAGCACAAGTGTTACAAGGTAAACTTTAAGGATTGTAAAGACGCTAATGAATACCTATTGAAGTATGGAGAAGATTCTCTATTAGATTGCCTACAAAATGCAGAAGGGTTTCCTGTAGAGGGTCTTGTTACAGTTGATGATATATCATCTGATATTGATAGGGTTTTTGCAGAGGGATTAAAGAGGGGTGCGTTGAGTGGAGACAAAGCCTTTGATGAAATATTTTCTTGGGGAAAAGCACAGCTTACAGTTGTTACTGGTGAGTCTACACATGGTAAGTCTAACTGGGTTGAGGACCAGATGATGAAGTTAGCAGTGAGGTGCGATTGGAAGTGGGCAGTATTTTCTCCAGAACATTATCCATTGGAATTACATTTCTCTACTTTTGCAGAAAAGTTAATTGGAAAAAACTTTAGTGGACAGAGGGGAGAGAAGATGTCTGAAGATGACTTGTTTGTATCTAAGAAGTTTATTAACTCACACTTTAAGTGGATTAGACCAGAAAAAGATTTGTATACATTAGATGATATACTTAGCATTGCAAAGGAACTGGTTTATAAGTTTGGAGTTAATGGTATATTGATAGACCCTTGGAATAAGATGTCTCATGAGATTGGTGGGAAGACTGAAACCAATTACATCAATGACCTTATGATAAAGCTAAACAACTTTAAGCAGATGTATGATTGCCATATTGTTTTAGTAGCACACCCAAGAAAGATGGCTAAGAACCCACAGACTGGATTGATAGAGATACCAACACTTACAGATATTGCAGGTAGTGGAAACTTTAAGAACCAGGCAGATAATGGTATAACTGTTTACAGAAACTTTTCTAACAATGTTACTGAGGTGTATGTGCAAAAGGTAAAGTTCAGACACATGGGTCAACTAGGTAGTGCTGACTATAAGTTTAACATGGTTAATGGTAGGCTAGAACCAATAGTAACTGCTGTTGGAGACCATAAGCCAACCTATCAACCTTATTTTATGTCCTAATGTTCTATAAAAAAAAGAAAGGAGTTCAGATAAAAAAAGTTCAGTATCAAGGGATAACCTTTGATTCAAAATTAGAACTCTTTTTTTACAAGGAGTTGAAGAAAGCTAAGATACCCTTTGAGTTTCAGAGGAAGTATGTTCTGTTAGATAAGTTTAGGTATGATGGGAAAGCAGTGAGACAGATGACCCTCACTGTGGACTTCTACATACCTAAATACAACTCTATAGTAGACACTAAAGGATTCCAGAGGAATGATAATAAAATTAAATGGAAATTATTAAGGAGACATTTACTAGATAATGGGAAAGAATACCATATTTTTTTACCAAATACACAGAAAAAATGTCTTGAATTAATAAAATATTTATTAAATTTGTAAAGAACAAAATAAGAGATGATTAACCTAAGAAATATATTCCAAGCTGCAACAAAGAAACAAGAGATGAGTTTAGATGCTCAACTTCTAGAGATAAATAGAATTGTTGACATAGCACTAAACAAGATTGAGCGAGGACAAGGGTGTAATACAAAGCACATCGCTGGCGTTGTTGCCTTAACTAAAATTAAAAAAATTATAAAAGATGAAGAGTAAAGATGAATGGACAGAGGTTGACAACCTGTTGTATGAAGCACACCTAGTTAACACAGAAGTGAATGGACTAGACATATCAAAAGAAGATAAAGAATCAGCTAAGAGGAGGATTGTAAGAATTTACAATAAGATAAAAGCGATTGACCCACACATGTATAATGTACTCCAGGAGGAGGGAAAAGAATCATTCATAATATCACAAGACTAAGAATAATTTATCTAGTCAGTTAGAGTGGACAATTCTTAGAGGAAGATTAAGTGTTCGCAGGGGTTACAAAGAGGGGTTACTGACAGCCACCTCTTTTTTTTACAAAGACCTATAGTTAAATGGATATAACAAAACTCTCCTAAAGTTTAGTTGCAGGTTCGACTCCTGCTAGGTCTACTAACATAAATTAAAATAACATGCAAACAAAAGGAAGCTTAGATAGAATAAGGGCAAAGTACCCTGGTTACTATCAGAAAAAATCACCAAACTGGAAGAAAGAAAAGGAGGTAAGAGATTTAGCTATTAAAGAAAAAATGTACCAAATTGGTACACAAACCACTAATGAAAATATTTCAGCTTACTCTAATGCAATCAACAGTATGGATGAAAACATTAATAAATTATTTAAACTTTTATAAAATGAATTACAGCAGCGTAACAAACAAGTACACAAAGATTAGAACACTGAAGATAAGAATAAAGGGACAGTCAGCAAGGCTAATGCGTTCCTTTGGATTCAGTGTAAAGTTTATAGCAAAGAAGTTAGACGTAAGCCCAAGTAGGGTTTATCAATATTTAAAAAATTAAATTTATGAAACAGAACATTCCAAGTAAACAAGAAACAATAGACCTAAACCTCCTGGTGGCAACCTTCAGATGTTTTAACGAACAGTTATACAACTTAAAGGGTTCACACTCTGGTGTGGTTAAGATGAAGTTTAATAGGCTTCTTAATGTTGCAAGACAATATGATAGAGAGATAGTTCAATGGACAGAAAATAGTCCAGAACTAGAAAATGTTTACGACCAACTAATGGATATAATCGTTGAGGTTAAAGAGCAATGCCAATAAAATAGAAGACTATTATTATGATTGCATATATAATTTTTGTAGCTTTGTTCATGTATTAAATATACAAAAACTCAACAAGAACAATGTTAACTAAAAGTTAAATAAGGTGGCAGTAAAAGATAATAAATCAAAGATTCCTTCAAGGGGTTCAATTCGATTCAGCATTACGCTTTCAGAAGAACAAAAAAAAGCCAAGGAACAAATACTGAAACACCCATTTAACTTTATAGTTGGTAGAGCAGGTAGTGGTAAAACATTGCTTGCAGTTCAAGTTGCATTAGACCAATTCTTTAAGCGTCAATTTAATAAAATTATTATAACCAGACCAACAATATCAACAGAGGATAATGGTTTTTTACCAGGCTCTGAAAAAGAAAAGATGGAGCCTTGGTTAGTGCCAATTAAATCTAACATGAGAAAGGTTTATAATAAACCAGAAAAGTTAGATAAGATGGAGGAAGAAGAGAAAATAGAGTTGGTCTCACTTGCTCACTTTAGAGGTAGGACTTTTGATAACGCTATAGTTATTGTAGATGAGTTCCAAAACCTAACTAAAGCACAGCTTAGAATGGCTCTTGGTAGGCTTGGTAAGAACTCAATGATGATTCTGTGTGGTGACATGCAACAGATTGATTTGAAGGATAATAATTACTCAGCTATACATGAGTTGTCAAAAATAAAAGACTCTAAATATGTTTGCAAGGTTGTTCTAGAAGACAATCATAGACACGAATCTATTGAGGAAATATTAAAACTATTAACAGGATATTAGCGTGGGATATAAACGTAGGCATCTACAACCAAAGAAAGATAAGATAACACTAGGGAACCTTGTTGTGTTCTGGTGTTCTTAATAACTAAACAATAAATTAAATGGATTACTTTACAAGCAATACTTTATACAGCAACAACGAAGAGTCTAAAAAGACTGTTCCTGTAGATTATTCAAGAACAAAAAAGCCAAGCTACTACGTTGGAAACGTATATGGATACGAAGCAAGGGCTATCATAGAAGATTTTGATTTATCGTACAATGTTGGGACTGCCACTACCTACTTGTTACGCTGTGGTAAGAAAAAAGAAGAAGGATTAAGTGATGGTCAGAAGCATATAGAAGATGTGCAAAAAGCTATCAATCATTTAGAGTTTGAAATAATTAAATTAAAAAATAAGTATGACAAAATATAAGTGTAACTGCAAAGAGTTTGAGATTAAAGGAACAGTCTCAATAAAAGTAATTAATGGTGAGGTAGTAACACCACAAGCTTACTGCGAAGAATGGAAAACCTATGGCAAAGCCAAGAGAGACCATCAAGGATTTGGTGGAATCATAAAAAGAAGGGGTGGTAAAGTAGGTAAATTATAATTAATATGAAAAAGAAAACACCAAAAGGATTTAGCGACATACTTTTAGATGATAAGAAGTATAAAATCCCAGTAAAAGTTCACGCTTTTATTGACCAACAACACAAGGTAAATCAAGCTACTCAGCAGCAGATAGGACAGTTGTGTGAAATCATTTATAATATTATAGAAGAAACTAATTATGAATTTCCTGGTGGAGAATCTATATTAGCTTGGCAACACATGGCTAAAGATGCTCACTCAAAGTACCAAGAATTTCTAGAGATTTCTAAAAAGGAAGAGACTGAGACTCCTTCTCCTTCTGAAGTAACGAGTGAGGAAGAGACTGAACATCAGAAAGTTTAATGATAGATATTTCATCTTTCTGACCTTTACGAGTATATAAAGAATAGAGGGCTTCCTTAGCTTTGGAGACCCTCTTTTTTTTGTCTACTATTTTGTCACACAACTTAGCTAAGTCAGTGGTCTGCACAACTATAAATTCATTTACTAATTCAAAGGCTATGTGTGTTGCCTTACCATGAAGCCATCCCTCATTACCCCTTACGTTTTTAAACTCAACCCATATAATATCTGGGTTAACTTCTTTATCCCACCTACTCATCTTCTTGAGTGCCTTAACATCTACTGACCACTCACTCTCTCCTTTCCAAAATAAAAAATCAATGTGGTCTTCCCACTGTCTCTTTCCTTTTATTTCTTTGAATTGAAATCCCTCACTATGTAGTATATCTACAAATCCAAACTCTCCATTGTTACCTCTTCTGATTGATTCAGGGTTATACATCTTTATAGTTTATCGTTAGTATTACATCAGTTCCTGCTGATGCTGTAGCAAAGATACTTTTTTTGTGAGGTATATGCAAATGGCTTGACTCATCAATAATACTAATAGAAACTTGTGGTGGAATGTTAAACGTCACAAAGGTTAACTTAGAAGAGCCTGTACCCTGCTGTATCGTAACAAGCTTACTTGCAGATGCGTTTGTGTTTGTTACAAACATGTTAATAATTTCTGAACCCTGCCTTGAAGAAGAGGACATTATTTCTTTTGAAGCAGTTGTGAGTGTGTGTTGTGAGCTTATCATAATATATTATTAAGGTGTTGTTTATGTAGTTTGGTCTATTTTAAATATAACAGTAACAAACCAGTTTTTGTTTCCTCTTGGAGTACCAGGCAAGTCCATTGACATTAATAGCCTGTCTCCTTTATTAAAAGCAGACAAAGAAGAAAATGTTACTTCCATAAAGTTTTCTGGTGCTGTAGTTGTTACTGTCTCTGTTTCTAAATCATTAACAGTTGAGCTGTTGTTTCTAACTCTTTTAGACTTTACAGTAAGCGTTACTCCCTTGCCTCTTTCTAGTAAGCTTTGATTACTTCTAAATATAGCCTTATGAAACTGACCATCAAATGGAGCTATAAATTGATTTCTTCTGTTTGAGTTTGCTGTGCTTTCTGTTTCTCCATCAGAAAAAGGAACGTAAGACTCTGTGTTTATGTCTCCATAAAAGTTACAAACTATAGGTATGTAAGCCCACTTTGTTACATCATTTACTACATGTCTTCTTAATTCCTCTATGTCATCTGCAACTTGCTGTACTGCATATAAAGCTGGAGCTAGGCTTTCAAACATACCCTCGTCAAGTATATGCTCACCATTATCAAACTTACTTTTTATTTCAGTTTCTTTAGCTGAGTCTATAGTTTTAACATCTTTGTCTCCACCTGTCTTTTTGTTAAATATATCCTGTGATTTTCTGTCTGCTAGTGCCATATTATATTGTGTATTCCCAAACGATAACTGCTTGTATGTTAGCTGTATCTGTTTCTGATTTTATTAAAGAAACATTTACTACATCTCCTGCTGCAAATGTTGCAGAGCTAAATGCTGTAGACACTGATGTCTCTGCTGTGTTTAAATTTACATTAGTAACTTCCTCTACTTCTGTTCCAAAGTTTAAGTCTGTATTTGTAATTTTATGAAACTGAAGTTTGCAAGCTGTTCCAATAGCTGCACTAGGTCTTATGATTACTTTTACAATCTTCCCAGCATAAGGAGCTATTGTTCTCTGGTAGTATTGACTTGTGCTACTACCTTCGTTTAAGTTGTTGTATGGAAAAAAGAAATCATTTGTTGTGCTTGCAGAGTTCATAAAAAAGTTATGATGAGTCATGCTTATTTGTTTAACCTTATTAGATGGCAAAACTCCTGTAACATCTGCTGCTAAGTCTATGGCGTTTCTAGTAAGCTCTTGTCCAGATATTGTTAAATAATTAAGACTTCCTGCTAACGTAACATCAGTAGAGTTGTCTGTACCAGAAGCATCTACACCAAGAGTAAGTCTAGCACCACCTGCTGAGGCTGCTCCAGTTCCACCCTTTGCTATAGGCACAACATCAGAAAGTGTAGAGCCAGCAGCAGTAACTGTTATGTTTGAAGAACCATCAAAGGCTACTCCATTTATTGTTTTAGTAGCAGCCAGCTTAGTCGCTGTTGCTGAATTACCAGATGTGTCAGCAGCATTATTAGGTATGTTTCCAGAAACTATCTCTCCCCTAATTGTTGAAGAGGATTTATTTTCAGCACTACCAAGACCAACATCTGCTTTAGCCAAACCTAAATCTCCCTTTAAATCAGATACTGCTCTTGTTTTTATTTCACCACTATCATCAACCAATATATTTCCAGAAGAACCTTTACTTGGAAAGTGTGAGGTTCCATTACTATTTTGACTCTTAAGAGCCCCACGAAGGATAAGGTTTCCACCTTGGTCTAGTGTTCCCACTGAAGTTCCATTAGCCATAAATTCAAGGGTTCCATCTGTATCTGTATCATCAGCATCGAACTCTAGGTGTAAGGATTTAAAAGACCTTAGCGTTACAGTAGGCTCTTGAGTTTCAGTTTCACCACCACCAACATTGCTTCCCTGTATGATTCGCATCTCACTAATGTCATTGTCTAAGTTAACTGTAGCAGCACCTGAAGTACCACCAGTAACTCCAATATTAAGACCACCTATTACAGATGTAATGTCTCCACTAGATACATCTTGTTTGTAAAGCTTACCACTAGAATCAATACCAACAACATGGTTTTGAGCAGACTCAGTAAGGTCTTCAAGATATACATCGTTTCTAAATCGAGATATAAAATCCCATATATGTTGTCCTATCCACCTCATTAATATTCAAATGCCTTTACCTGCTTCATGTATGTTTGAGAGGTTCCATGTGTGTCAGCAGTG